ATGACGAAAACTGCATACCATAATAAGACGACCTTGACCAGCTTTAACCCCTTGAAACGATGGGTTTTTTACACTGGCAAACCGCTCGAATCGGGCAAGATCGACAAGCAGCCGCTTGCCCCTCGCAGCGGCCGCGCGGCGTCGAATACGAAACCCGCGACTTGGGGAACGCGGGCAGAAGCCGAGAGGCAGGCCAAGGCCATCCGCAAACCCGGCTGGAAGCCCGGTGTCGGCATAGTGCTTGGCGACGGTCTCTGTGGCGTGGATTTCGACGGTTGCCTGAAGGACGGCGTCCTTGAACCTTGGGCGGAAGCCATCCTTGACCGTCTCTACACCTATGCGGAGATCAGCCCCAGCGGAAACGGCGTGAAGGCGTTCTTCCGCGTCGCCGATCTGGACGACTTCCGGGCGGCGTCCGGCATCGAGCACAAGGGCTCGTGGATGAAGGGTGCGCATCACGGCGTCGAGCTTCACTTGTCAGCCGCCTACTATGCCGTCACGGGCGAGCTTTATGGCGACCGCAAATCCTTGGAACTGGTCGCACCCGCTGACCACCTTCGCATCGTACCCGTGGATGACCTGATCTGGCTGGTCGGAGAGGCCGAACGCTTCAAGGGTAAGCGCAAGGCCAAGTCCGACGAGTCGACCGGCCGCCCGTTCCACGTCGTCCGCGACGCGCTCATGCACATCCCCAATGATGGCAGCATCCCGGACAACGACTCCCGCGATTGGTGGCTGGAAATCGGGATGGCGCTTCATCACGCCTCCGGCGGATCGGAGGAAGGCGCGGCGGCATGGCATGAATGGTCCGCACGATGGCCGGGTTACGATGATGAGGCGACGGCTTCGGCGTGGAATTCGTTCCGCCGCTCAACCGGCCGCATGCGCACCGCGCGGCATATCCTGAATCTCGCGGAACAGCATGGCTGGCGTGATCTTGAACGCATGTTCGGGCTTTTCACCGACGATATGGTGGACGTTCCGTTCGGCAGCTACATGCACGACGAAGACGGCGCTATCCGGGCCTTTACCGAACGCTACGCGGGTGAACTTCTCTTCGATCACCATGCGGGCAAGTGGTTCCGTTTCGGCGGCTACTGGCGTCGCGAGGAAACGAAGCTCGCCTTGGACTATGCGCGAAGCGAATCCGTGAAGCTTGCCATCGGCGACGCCAAGGCCAAGGCGTTGAAGCGCGTTTCGGCATGGGAGGCAATCGAGCGCGGCGCTAGGTCCGTCCGGGAATTCGCGGTCACGTCCGACGAATGGAATCGAGACCCCATGCTTCTCGGCACGCCCGGTGGCACCGTGGACCTTCGCACGGGCAAGCTCCGGCCGGGGCGGCCGGGCGACCGCATTAGCCGTGTGACGGCCGTCGCCCCGCTGGAACAGTTCAAGCCGGAGCGCGACTGCCCCCGGTGGCTCGCCTTCCTTGATGAAGCGCTTGCAGGCGACGAGGCCGCTATCCGCTTCCTTCAGCAATGGGGCGGTTACAGCCTGACCGGAGAGACGAAGGAACAGAAGCTGGTCTTCGTCTATGGACCGGGCGGCTCCGGCAAGGGCACCGCCATCAACACCATCGGCGACATCCTTGGCGACTATGCCGTCAATGTCGGCATGGAAACGCTGACGGCTTCCCGGCACGAACGGCATACTACCGAACTTGCCCGCCTCCGGGGCGCTCGCATGGCCCGCGCATCGGAGACTGAAAAGGGCAAGGCATGGGCGGAAAACCGGATCAAGAATCTGACCGGTCAGGACACCATCACGGCGCGTTTCATGCGGCAGGATGATTTCGAGTTCGTGCCGGAGTTCAAGCTGACGATCTTCGGCAACAACCGCCCCAGCCTGAAGGACGTGGACGAAGCGATCAAACGCCGCTTCCTGATCCTGCCGTTCGATCACCCCCCGGCCCGGCGTGATCCGGAGTTGCCGGAGAAGCTGAAGCGGGAATGGTCGGGAATCCTGTCGTGGCTGATCGTCGGTTGCCGCGACTGGCAGGCGAATGGACTCGTCATTCCCCCGGTCATGGAGTCGGCGACGCGCGCGTATTTCGACGCCGAAGACACGTTCTCCCAATGGCTTGCCGACTGCTGCGAGGTGGGGCCGGAGTTCGCGGACACGTCTGACAGGTTGTGGTCGTCATGGTCACGTTACGCCTACAGCGCGGGCGACGATCCGGGAACGAAGAAGGGCACATTTGCCGAGACGCTTTCCCAGCGTGGATTCCTGCTAGGTGAAAAGATCGGGCCTGATCGGAAGCGCGGTTATCGTCGGTTGCGCGTTCGTGACGATGTGAGGGGGGACGATGAGACGTTCATATAAAACAACGGCTTATGCCGATTTGTCCCGTTTGTCCCGTTTCGTCCGGTTGTGTTCTACACGCGCGCGCGTGCGCCTACGCACATACACGCATAGGCCAGTAACCGGCAGCAACGGGACAAACGGGACAGGTGACTACTGGTTGCCAATGGGTCCTTCCCGGCGGGTGGCCGTCGCGGGGGACGCGGAGCCCCGGCTTTTCGCTCTTTGAAGAATTTTGGAATCTGAAAATGGATAAATCGACGCTGACAGCAATCGACCCTGAAGCCGCCTCCCTAGTGTGGGAGATCGATGACGGAGAGACGATCAACACGGACACACTGGCGGACATGCTGGGGCTGTCCGTCAATCGCGTGCTGGTGCTGGTTCGCTCCGGGAACATCCCCCGTGTCGGTCGGAGCCGTTACCACCGTCGCGATGCTGTCCGCGCTTACTGTGAGTATCTTCGCAAGAATCCCGTGGGGCGCGGTTCTGCCGATCCAGCCTATACCGCCGCAAAGACGCGGACAGCGGAAGCACAAGCCGAAAAGCTGGAAACCGCCAACGCGGTCGCGCGCCGCGAACTGATCCCCGCCATTGAAGTCGAGCGCGAATGGGCGGCTGTCCTTCGCGATGTCCGCGCGGCCATGCTCGCCCTGCCGTCGCGGATGCAACAGCGCCTTGGTCATCTGACGACGCACGACGTTACGACCATTGACCGCGAAATCCGCGACGCGCTTTCGGAGATCGCCAATGTTGACTGAAGCGCTGATCGAAACCCGCCGCCGGGCGCTCCGGGCGCTGGTCCCGCCACCGCGTCTCCGGTTGTCCGACTGGATCGAAACCCACATGCGACTTCCCGAAGGCGTGTCGGCACTGCCCGGCCGGGTGACGTTGTGGCCCTATCAACGCGAGATCGCGGACGCCATCTCCGATCCGGAGTTGGAACGGGTGACGCTGGTCAAACCGGTCCGCGTCGGCTTCACCACGTTGCTGACCGGCGCGCTCGCCTCCTATGTCGCCAATGAGCCGTCGCCGATCCTCGCCCTTCTGCCGACCGAAGCGGACGCCCGCGATTACGTAGTCAGCGATCTGGAGCCGATATTCGAGGCGACTCCGGCGCTCCGGGGCTTGCTGTCCGCCGAAGCCGACGAGACCGGCCGCAACACGCTTCTGTCGCGTCGGTTCGCGGGCGGCTCGCTGAAGATCGTGGCGGCCAAGTCGCCACGCAATCTGCGGCGGCACAATGTCCGCGTCCTGCTGATTGACGAAGCCGACGCCATGGAACCCGGCGTGGAAGGTTCGCCGATCACGCTTGCCGAAAGGCGCACGCTGTCCTTCGCTAACCGCAAGATCATTCTCGGCAGCACGCCAACCATCGAAGAGACATCGAATGTGCTCCGGTCCTATGCACGGTCGGACATGCGCGTCTTCGAAGTCCCGTGTCTGGAGTGCGGCCATCATCACGAAATCACATGGGCCGATATCCAGTGGCCGGAAGGCGAGCCCGCCAAGGCGCACTATGTCTGCCCGGAGTGCGGTTGCGTGATCGAGGAACGGCACAAGGCGGGCATGGTCGAGAACGGCCGCTGGCGCGCGACCGCGCCGCATGTCGTCGGTCATGCCGGTTTCCGTCTCAACGCCTTGGTCAGCACCTTGGCAAATGCGTCATGGGGGAAGCTGGCGAGCGAGTTTGTCGAGGCGAAGAAGAGCCCGGACACGCTTCAGGTCTTCGTCAACACGATCCTCGCCCAAGGCTGGCGTGAGGCGGCCGAAGAAATTGACGAAGCCGCCTTGGCCGCGCGCGCCGAACCCTTCGGACTGGACTCGATCCCGCCCGATGTCCTGTTCGTCACGGCAGGCGTGGACGTGCAGCGCGACCGCCTCGAAATCGTGTTCCTGGGCTGGTCGCGAGACGAGGTTTTCATGCTGGGGCAATCGGTCATTTGGGGCGATCCGCAGGCCGATGACGTGTGGTCGGAACTGGACGACGTGTTGCGAACCGTTTGGACGCACCCAAAGGGCGGAATCCTGCGCGTGGACGCGGCCGGAGTGGACGCCGGGGACGGCGAGACCATGGACCGCGTGATCGGCTTCACACGGGCTCGTATGGCGAGGCGTATATACGCTTTGAAGGGCGCATCCGGAAACCGCCCGGCGATCAAGGCGTCTGACACCAAGGGGAGTCGCCTGTTCATCGTCGGTGTGGACGGCCTTAAGGGGCAACTGACCAGCCGCCTGACACGCGGCAAGTCGGTCCGCTTCAGCGACCGACTGGAAGGCCGCTTCTATGAAGAACTAGCGAGCGAGCGGCTGATCATGCGCTATGTGCGCGGCGCGCCGGTCCGCCTATGGGAGCGCATACCCGGCCGCCGGGCCGAGTCTCTCGATTGCGTCATCTATGCGATGGCAGTCCGCAATCTGGTCACGGCCAACGTGGATCGGCGCGAAGAGGAAATCGGAAGCGCATCCATGCCGAAGAAAACATCGTCCGTGGTAAGGTCAGCTTGGATGAGTCGAAATTGACGGAATGACAGTTGTTCTTAGCGCTTTGGGATTACTGGAACTATAGAAGGCGGAAGGGGCGGTATTCTGACGAGCAACCTGATGCAGGAATGGGCGCATTCGCCTTTGTGGATGAAGTGCCCCTTGAGGAAGTCAACCGCCTTCAACATGGCGATTTTATTCTCACTCAGCGCCTCAACTCTTTTACATCTTGGGCGATGCTCTACGTAACCAAATCAAGTGTTGATCACGCCGCTATATATGCAGGAGACGGGAACGTTTTCCACATGACGCTTTCCGGAAGCAAATTGCACTCCCTGCGGTCTCTTGCCAAAGGCGCCAGAGTACTCATTCTCCGAATGAGCAGAGCGGAGTTGGGGCAATGGAGTTACGAAACTCAACTAACTAATGAGAGGATAGACAAAGGATCGAAATTTGAGCATAGTTTTCCGCCGAAGATTCAATTGATAATTGGCGGATTGTACTCTATCCACGGAAAGTATCCCGATAGATTTAACTTTGTTTTATGGTTCGAGTTTTTTCTAACGCTCTCCTTTTTTGTATGGATTGTCTATTTCTTTTCTGGATTAATAACGCTGACTGTACTTCCTCTGCTATCTGTATTTTTCCTTGCCTATTTCGCCGCCAAGAACCTGCTTCGGAGCATTCAAAAGAAGCCCGCGATGGCAATGAGCCATCCTGACATCGGGTATCAGGCATTTCTCAAGGTGGGAGGGCTAATGTTTACGAGGATGGGACCGATTACAGTGACGGATTTAGGTCTCTTGCCTTTGAATGTAATTCTTGGCTTCGCTCGACAGCGAACCGACGATAGCGCCGACGACAAGTTTAAGGAAACTCGTCAGTTCTTCCGCGACCTGCTCAAAGGTTGGAACATCGAAGGATTTCGCGAGGAAACTGAACAGGATGATGCTGAGCAGCATAAGGATAAATAGGTTCAGGAAGGCTCGGACAATCCACGGTAACTCCGCGAAAATGCGAAAGGAGATGCGACGAGAGTTCTTCGTCTTTTTTTCTTCGTACATATTCGATTCTCCGTTGATGCCAAGCCGGTCGAATGGGCCTCTTAGCTTACTTGCAGCGTATCGAAAGCGGAGCAAGACGGGCTATTAGTGTCCACACATGATTCGGTCAGTCACCAAGTATACCGGAAGATCGAGCGCACGTTGATCTCCTAGGGCGTTTCCGGCTGGTTCCAGTCTTTCACGTCCGCATCCGAAACGATGCCATTGCTGGCGAAGGCCAAGACATCGCGGGGTACGGGAAGCCCCGCCTTTTTCATCATCAACTGCACCGCGAGATGTGACATCGCCAGCGGGTAGCCGCGCTGTTCACCTTCCGCAAAAAGGCTTTCCGCGTAGCGCCGCGCCAGTTCCTTCGTAAGCCTCATTTCACCCTCCGAATAAAAAAGACCGACGCGCCCGATTGGAAAAGCGCGCCGGTCAGGGAGCCGCCGGGAACCACTCCGGAGGCACAGGATACCGGTTGCCCGGCTCTCCAGCTTTAACGTAGTCAAACTCCTATATCAAGAAATAAATCATTGGCAACCAATGGTAGCCATTGATTTTATTGGCTTTTCTTGCTTGCGCAATTATCGGAGTCAGACTACGTATATGATCCTAATTTGGGAGAAAGCGCATGTTTGAAGACGAGTACGGCGGTCCGTGGATTCCGAAAGCGGTTCCGAAAAACCCCGGTGACCTTTTGACGATGGCGGACATCGCCAAGGCTATCACCTTGCCGGGACAGGAGATTGAGAAGGTGGCCTCGAAAGTGCGCTGGTATGCGCGTCAGGGGTATCTTCATCCTATCGCCAAAGAGACGGCAGGGCGGAAGTCCTATCTGTATCTTCCGGATCAGTGCCTCACTGCGGAAATCCTGATCCGCATGGGCGAGTTCGGGATTAATGTAGCCAAAGGTGAAACCTCTCACGCTGCTTGGCGTGCAATCACCGTGTGGCGCTCCGAAGACTTCCCCGGTTCCCATCCCCCGGCAATCTCTCCGGGAATGCACGTCATCAAGGAATACGAGGCCGGTGTCCGCGACTGGACATTCGAACTTTGGTCCTTCGCCCATCGCGAAAGCGGCCGCCTGCGGTTCGATGCGCGCATTGCCGCCAATCAGCGTGGCGAAGGGTCGAACTTCAGTGTGCGTCGCGAAGATGGCTTTGAAGCCCGCGCCGTTTTCGCCGTGGACCTCATTGACGTGCTTGACCGCATTCACCCCCGGAACCGTCCGCAGGTGCACTAATGCCGGTCCGCCTGCCCAATCCCTTCAGCCTTTTCAGCCGCGTGCAGCGTCGCCAGCATGTCCGCCGTTTCGACGGCGCGGCAGGCGGCCGCCGTGGCTGGGGCATGGGCAGTTTCGGGCGGATTAACCCGGAAGTGGCGGCCGCCGGGGCGAGCCTTCGCGCTCGTGCCCGGTATCTGGCAGCGAACAATCCGTGGATTTCGCAGGCGGTCGCCAATTGGACCGGCGCGCTTGTCGGCTCCGGCGTCATGCCGACCAGTCAGCATTCGGACGCAACTGCCCGGAAGGCGCTTGCGGCGCTCTTCAATCGCTGGGCGGAAGTCGCCGACGCGGATGGCCGGACCAGCTTTTGGGGGCTTCAGGCGGACGTTGCGCGGGGCGTCGTCATCGACGGCGAAGCCTTTGTCCAGTTTGTCGATGACGGTATCCGGCTGGTCCCCCCGGAATTGATTGACGAGTCGCTGACCCGCGAACTCGGCAACAACGCGGTCATTGTGCAGGGCGTCGAATTCGACGCTGAAGGCCGCCGCGTGGCCTACCATGTCCTGCCGTCGCGCCCGCACGACCAGTTCGCGACCTATGCGCCGCCGGTCCGCGTGGACGCCTCCGAAATCCTTCACGTCATGAAGCCGCTGGCGGCCGGGCAGGTGCGCGGCGTCTCGTGGCTCGCTCCGGTCATCCTTGCCGCTTCCGAGTTCGATCAGCTTATGGACGCGCTGCTTGTTGGCGTGAAGGTTGCGGCGATGCACGCCGGTTTCCTGATCGACCAGAATGGCACGGCCGGGGAGCCCTATGACGGGACCGGCGAAGGCGGCATCATGGAAACCGGCTTGGAGCCGGGCACCCTGAAGCGCCTGCCGACCGGGGTGGACATCAAGTTCTCCAGCCCGCAGCAGACGGCCGAAGTAGCCGCCTTTCTCCGGCTCAACCTTCAGCAATTGGCGGCCGGTCTTGGCCTTCCGGAGCACCTGCTTTCGGGCGATCTGACGAATGCGAACTATTCGAGCCTCCGGGCCGGGCTTCTGCCGTTCCGCCAGCGTGTCGAGCAAATCCAGTACGGAACCTTCGTTCCGCAGTTTCTCACGCCGGTTTACCGCCGGGCGATCACCTACGCCGTGCTGTCCGGCGAACTGGACGCGGCCGATTTCGAGACGAACCGGGAATGGCTGGCGGTCGAATGGCTTCCGCCGCGCCCGATGCAGGTTGACCCAGAAAAGGACGTGAAGGCGACCGTCGCCGAGATCGAGGCGGGGCTGACCAGCCGCCGCAAGGCCGTCGCCGAGCGCGGCTGGAACATCGAAGAACTGGACGAAGAGATCGCCGCCGACCCCATGAAAAAGGAGGCTTCCCATGCTGAAGCATGACCGTTCCAAACCGAAGGCGGAAGGACGCCGTTTGCGCGACGATGTGAGCGCGAACCGCGTGCGCCACGGCACCGTGCCGCTGGAATCGCAAGACGTGATGTTGCGCCGGGCCGTGATCACGCCGGAGTCGTTTGACGAAACCGCCATGACGGTCGAAGCCATCATCTCGACTTTCTCCGATGTGAACCGCCGCGACGCGCGGGGGAACTATGTCGAACGGCTTGACCCGGCCGGCCTGGACGCTTCCCGGCTTGTCGGCGCGCCCGTTCTGGACGGCCACCGGCAGGCGAGCGCCCGCGACACCATCGGCGTCGTGACGGCCTACCGGACCGAAGGCAACTCGCTGGTCGCCACGATCCGCCTGCTTCAGTCGGACGACGTGAAGCCGATTGTGGAGCGCATCCGGCAAGGCGTCATTCGCGGCGTGTCTGTCGGCTACCGCGTCCAGAAGTGGACCGACACCACCGATCCCAAGAGCAAGGTCCGCGTCCGCACGGCGGCGGCGTGGAGCATTTTCGAAGTGTCCGCCGTGCCGGTCCCGGCCGATCCGGGCGCAACCTTCAGGAGCGATACCATGGAAGACGAAGAAGTCATCGAACGGGTGGAAGAGACCCCGGCGGAAACCCGTGCCGCCATCCGCCAGATTGCCCGCACCGCTGGCATGACGGCCGAACAGGCGGACGACATGATCGACCGCGAACTGTCGATCACGGAAGCGCGGGCGGAAGCCTTCGAGGCGATGCAGACGCGCAACCGCCAGACGCCGCGTATCCGCGTCGTGAGCGCCGCCAATGACGATCCGGCGATCATGCTCACCCGCCGCGCCGATGCGCTCTATGCGCGCGTCAGCGGCGAAGCCCCGAGCGACGAAGCGCGGCCGTACATGAACGAGTCGCTTCGCGACATGGCCCGCGCCTGTGTCGAGGCGACGGGGGTTTCGACCCGCGCCATGGACGCCGACACGCTGTTCCGCGCGGCCATGCACGCGACCAGCGACTTCCCCCAGCTTCTGACCAGCACGGGCAACCGCACGCTCATGGCGTCGTATCAGGCGGCCGCTTCGCCGATCAAAACGGTGCTCGCCCGCCAGACGACCTTGGCCGATTTCCGGCCGGGCACGAAGCTGAAGCTTTCCGATATCGGGCAGCTTCAGAAGGTCAGCGAGTCGGGCGAGATCAAGCACACGACGCGCGGCGAAGCGTCCGAGTCCTATGCGCTCGACACCTACGCCACGCAGTTCGCGATTTCGCGCAAGGCGCTGATCAATGACGACCTTGGCGCGTTCCGCGATTGGGGGCAGACGGCCGGGCGCATGGCGGCCGAAACGGAAGCGAACCTTCTGATCACGCTGCTTCTGTCCAATCCGACGATGAACGAAGACAGCAAGGCGCTCTTCCACGCCGACCACGGCAACCTTGGCGCTGGCGCTGCGGTCGATGTGTCGCCGCTGGACCTTGCCCGGCGCGCCATGCGCGGCATGAAGGCGCTGGACGGCAAGACCCCGATCAACGCGACCCCGAAATATCTGTTGGTCGGTCCCGATCTGGAAACCACTGCCGAGCAGGTGCTTGCCAGCATCTATGCGGCATCGGTCAGCGACGTGAACCCGTTCACCGGCAAGCTCACGCTTCTGGTCGAGCCCCGGATCACGGATGCGTCTTGGTACGTCTTCGCCGATCCGGCCGTCCTTCCGGTCTTGGAGTACGCCTATCTCTCGTCGGCGCAGGGTCCGCAGATGGCGTCGCGCGAAGGCTGGGACGTGCTCGGCATGGAATTCCGTGTCGTGCTCGACTTCGGCTGCGGCGCGGTGGACTGGCGCGGCGCGTATCTCAATCCGGGCGAGTAAGCATGGCGACCTTGGCCGAAATGACCGCCTTGCGGGACCGTCTGTTTGACGCCCGCATGAGCGGCGTCCGCGAAGTGCAGGACCAGAACGGTGAAAGGATCACCTACCGGTCCGACACCGAAATGGCGCGCGCCTTGGCCGCGCTGGACGCCGCGATTGCGGCCGCGCAGGCCAAGCCCGCTTCCACCATTCTCTTCAAGACCTCGAAAGGAATCTGACGATGAAGAACTATGTCCAGAAGGGCGAGAATCTGACCTTGCCCGCCCCCAATGCCCTGTCGAGCGGCGACGGCGCGCTTGTCGGCAGCATCTTCGGCGTGGCCGCTGGCGACGCCGACAACGGCGCTGACGTGGACCTCGTGACCGAAGGCGTGTTCGAGATGCCCAAGGTGTCCGCGCTCGCCATTTCCATCGGCGACAAGCTCTATTGGGACGACACTGCGAAGCTGGTCAACAAGACCGCCTCCGGCAACACCCTGATCGGCGTCGCCGTCACGGCGGCCGCCAATCCGAGCGGCACCGTCAACGTGAAGCTCATTCCGAGCATCTAGTAACCGCAGACTGGCGTGATCCTGACCGCTCCGCCTGCCTGCCAACGTCAACCGTATGGGACCGTATCAGTGAGTTGCGGTCATGTTGGAACAATTGGTCCGCCTCCGGGCGGCCGTGGCGAAGCTGGTCATTGAAGACCCGGTATATGCACCGATCTTCGAACGGCTCGAAATCGAAATCGCCAGTTTGGAAGCGAGCGATCCCGTAGCACGGGCGCGGACGATCCTTGCTGGTCAGAAGGCAATCGCCTGAAGGATGTCCCGCTTGTGTTCGAGGGAAGCCCCTGCCCCATATCGCTCCCGGTCCAGCCGGTGGCCGAAAAGGTCGCGGCGGATTCTCTCGTCCACTCCGGCCGCGAGCATTCGGTCTTCGAAGGAATGGCGCAAGCTGTAGAGAACGTGATCGGGCGTTTCCAGAAGGCCGTTGTCCCGAAGAAACTTGTTCACCGTGGCGCTAAGGCTCGCACTCGATTCCTGATAGCGCGGGAACCCGTTCGGCGACTGGCGGAAGGCTTCGAGGCTTACCCCCGTGAGGGGAATCAGGCGCTTCGACTGGTCAGTTTTCAACTGCCGACCGACCGGCTCAATCGAAATGTGCGGGATGTCATGATCAAGCCGAATGTGCTCCGGCAACAGACCGGCCGCCTCACTCGGCCGGTAGCCGGTATTGACCATGCCGAGCACAATGCACCGCGCCTCCGGATTGAGGCCGTCCAGTGCGCCCGCCGCCAGCAACTTGGTCTTGATCCAATCGACGGAGAAGGGCGGCCGCTCGCGCTTATGTCGCTTGCTATCCTTGAAGGACAGGTTGCCCAATGGCAAAGCAAGCCCCAGCCGCTTCATCTTGTTCACGGTCTTCAGCGTATCGGACAGGTGAATCAGGTCTTTGTTGGCGCTATTTGCGGCGAGCCGTTCCGTCGCCAGCCGCTCCACCCACCAATCGCGGAAATCGAGCATGTCGTCAGCCGTGATCGCTGCTATATCCTTGTTGCCGACAACGGCGACGAAGTTGCGAATGGCCTTGATGCGCGGATTCTTCCATCGCCGAATCTGGTCTTCGCTTTTCCCGAGCGTGCGGTCCTTCGCCAGTGTCCAATAGAGTTCAAGCGCCCGCTCAACCGTAATCCCCGGCTCCGGAGCGCCGCCAAGCAAAGCGGCCGCTTCGATCCGATCCGGCTCCCCGTCCGGCAACACAACGGCACCGACCCGTTCAAGAAACTCTTCGCGGGGAAGCTTCGCGACCCGATCCGCCGAAAGGTAGCGATAGCCCCGGACTTGGGCCAGTTCACGCGCCGCCTCAAATCGGCGTTCGGCGTCGTCGCCGTCACCCGCCAGCCGGGCTTCCCATGCCTCCACCATGTTCTGCCATGCGGTCGGCGCTTTCTGCCGAGCCACGGTCTCCGAATCGGTATGCAGGCTGATCCAAACGGCCTTGCGCGGCTCGATTGCCTCATAGCGTTTCGGGACTCGCCTGATCAGGTGAAAGGTCTTGTTTCGACGTTTGATGTTCAT